AAAACAGATCTTATTATAACAGAGTCAGCTAGGAAACAGATGGCAGAAGAACAAATTAAGACTCTTGCTAAGACAGAAGTACTAGCAGTAGGAGAAGCTATTGATCACATTAAGCCTGGAGATATGATTTGCATTAAGCAAATGAGCAGAGGAAGGTTTGAAATTATAGAAATGGGAGAACCGAAGAAGAAGTCTGTTATTGAAACAGAAAAAGATAACAAAGGAGAAGATACTAAGATGTACTTTGTATTTGATGAAACAGATGTTTTAGCTATATATGAGTAAGATTGGAAAAATATACAAAGGAAGTCAGCTTGAACGGCTGGCTTCTTTTGTTCAAAAAGTTCCTAGACTATATAGAGATAAAAATCTTTTAATAGAAGTACTGGAAATAGGCTGTTATAACTTTTCTCATGCTCCCAATAAAGGAGAATATAAACTAGTTTCAAATCCTAAAAGAAAAAAAGAAATAGAAGAAAAGTTAATTTTACAGATAGAAGAAGACAAAAAAAACCCTGATTATAGTACTATTAGCATATCATCATTTGAAGATAAGAATAAGCCAGGCTACTATGATAGAAAATTAAAATAAATGCAATTATTTGAAGTAGACCAAAACAATAATGTAATCTATTCTCCAGAAGCATTGCTTTTAGCTCCATTTAAAAAATTATGGACAAAAGACAGAAATAGATTAAAAAAGAATGCTATAGAACAATTGGCTTATGTATATTTTATGTGCGATTATAAATCTGACTACAATAACATAAGAGACCTTGCAGAAAGAAGCGAAATAGTTAAAGAAGCTACAGTATCAGACATTAAAAATTTTAAAGAAGATTCTGATATAACACATGCTATGAAATTCTACATTAAAAGATCTCAGACAGTTTCTATGAACTTATTAGAAAATGCTAGAGATTCAGTAGAAAGATTATCATTGTTCTTAGCTAAGGTAGACTTTAGTGAATTAGACGCTAAAGGGAGCCTCAAATACAACCCTAAACAACTTTCTGACACTATAGCGTCACTAGGAAAACTAGTAGACTCTTTAGCTGCATTAGAAGACCAAGTCAAAAAAGAAATATCTGCTAAGAGCGAATTACTAAAAGGCGGAAAGCAAAAATCTATAATGGAAGATGGAGCATAAACTATTTAACGAATTACAAACTACAATAACAGATGAATTTCTCAATAACCTTGATGGAGGCACTATTAGTGACATCTATGAAGCTATTGAACAAATACCTTTAATAGACAGACTTACAAACCCTAACAGAAAAACTCTAGCAGACCTAGAGAAAGATTCTAAAGGTAAAGTTATTGTAGATATTACTAATCTACATATTCTTAAAGACATGCAGTACTTTAGAAAATCTGCTGCTCACTTTGAGGAATTTGGTGCATATACCAATTTATATCCAAATAAGAATCCTAATTCAGAATATATTAAGTTCTGGAAAGAAGAAGCTAGACGATGTAGAGAAGGATTAGTAAGAGAGGATGGAGAATGGATTCCAGGAGACTTTTATTTTTATTTAAACTACTCACCTATTATGGTGACTGTAGAAATTAAAGGAAATACTACTGAAGTAGGAGATTTTTCTCAAGCAGATAGAATTGAAGGATTTCCTTACATTTATGATGGTGATTACATGTACTATCATTACCTGGAACAAGCCAGGAGAAAAGGACAACACGGATTTGTACTTAAGTCTAGGGGTAAAGGATTCTCATTTAAAGGTGGATCTGGATTAGCTAAAAGGGCTATATTAGGAGAGAACACTAGATCTCAAAAAAACGTAAAAGCATTCGCTTTAGCAAACGAAAAAGAATACCTCAATAAAGATGGGGTAATGAACAAGTTCTTAGATGTTGTAGACTTCTTAGGTACCAATACACCTTGGCCTAGAAGACGTGAATTAAAAGATTCTACAGACAAAATGCATTGGAAGTTTGGATATAAAGATCCTCTTACAGGTATAGAAAAAGGAATCAAGAATGAGATCATGGGAGTTACCCTTAAAAATGATCCACAAAAAGCAAGGGGTAAAAGGGGTACTTACATTCTATGGGAGGAAGTAGGTAAGTTTAGAGACTTTATAAGAGCTTGGGGTATTGCTAGACCATCAGTAGAAGATGGAAACTTTGCCTTTGGAACTATGATTGCTTATGGTACTGGTGGTACAGAAGGTGCTGATTTTGAGGGTGCTGAACAAGCATTCTATAATCCAGGTGGTCATAACATCTACGCACTAGAAAACATATTTGATAAAAATGCTTCTCAAGCAACTTGTTCTTTCTTCTTTGCAGAATACCTTAACAGATCTGGATGCTATGATGAAAACGGTAACTCAGATGTTATTAAAGCTTTACTGCAGTTATTTGCAGCTAGGAATAAAATTAGGTTCGGAACTTCTGATCCTAATATTCTAATACAAGAAAGAGCTGAAAGACCTATTACTCCTCAAGAGGCTATCATGCGTAAGGAAGGTTCTATCTTTCCTGTATTAGATCTTAAGGATATGTTAGCAGATATAGAGCCTAATAGAAGTTCATTTATAGCTCCTCACTATGTAGGTAGACTTAGTAATACTGAAGATGGTTCAATAAACTGGAAACCAGACGCTAGCATTAATATAATGAGAGACTATCCTATTAATAAGGCTATGTCTAAAGTAGGAGGAGTTGAAATATTTGAACAACCTGTAGATGGTCCAAGAGGAATACCTCCAGCAGGTGTATATATTGCAGGAACAGATCCTGTAGATGATGATCACTCTTCGACAGATTCTGTATGCTGTACTTACATTATGAATGTAATGACTGATAGAATAGTCGCAGAATATACTTCTAGAGAGCACACAGCAGAACAATATTATGAGAACACTTTAAGGCTTCTTAAATATTACAATGCTCAATGTAACTACGAGAATGACAAGAAAGGTATGTTTGCGTACTTTAAGAAACAGCATGCATTACACTACCTGGTAGATACTCCAGAGATTTTACGAGATATGGACATGGTCAAAGGTCATCTTCACGGTAATAAATCTAAAGGTACTAATTCAGGTAAAAGAATTAACGAATGGGGAAGAAGACTTACTGCAGATTGGATGTTATCTCCAGCATATAGTACAGATCCTGAAGAAGAATCTATAATGAACATGTATAAAATCAGATCTATTGGTTTGATTAAAGAAGCTATAGCATGGAATCCAGATGGTAACTTTGATAGAATCTCTGCTATGGGTATGCTAATGCTACTTAGAGAAGAACGTATCAATAGAACTCCTACATACAAAGACGAAGAAGAGACTGGAATAAAAGATGAATTTTTTAGTAACTGGTTTGCTAAAACAAGTGGTAGCAGTGTACCAAAAAGGAATGGATTAGGAGGTAATGGAAACTTTAACCTATTATGATAATAAAAAATAACCAATTACATAACAAATCTCTAGCCATGTTATACAAGAGTTTGCTCATATATTAAATAGATTTGTAAATTCACAAAATTCAATATGACTCCATTACACTCTTATAAAAATCATTTTCCTTCTCAAAGAAAAGGTATAGCTCAAAAAACTGAAACATGGGCTAGGCAATGTATAGATGCTGCACAACAGCAAATTATGCATTCTAGTTTAAACTTTAGACAGACTTTTTTTAATAAAAAGACTAATTACGATTTGTATTCCAATATATTAAATCAAGAAGATGTAGAAAAAGTATGCAACCCATTTGGTTTAGATGGAATGACTATACCTGCTAAAATGCAAAACTATCCTATATCAGCACCTAAGATAGATCTTCTTGTAGGAGAAGAAAGCAAAAGAAAATTTGACTGGAAAGTTAGAGTAGGAAATGAAGACGCTATATCTTCTAAAGAATTAGCAATGTCTAAAAAACTTAAAGAGTATATTAAAGGATTAATAGAAGATACTCCAGAAGAAGAAATGGAACATGAGCTTAAAGGCTACATGAAATATTTAAACTATGAATGGCAAGACTTCAGAGAAGAAGCTGGTAATAAACTACTTAACCATATCCATAGAAGACAAAACTTAAAAAGAAAGTTTAACAAAGCATTTAAAGATGCTGCAATTTCTGGAGAAGAAATAGGCATGTGGGATGTTGTAGGCGGAGAACCCGTATGCGAAATACTCAATCCTTTAAAAATTCATACAGTAAGATCAGGAGAGTCTCCATATTTTGAAGACGCTGACATTATTGTTATTGATACTTACATGTCTCCAGGACAAATTGTAGATCAGTATTGGGATGTATTAAACCCAGCACAAGTAAAAGAGATTGAAAATGGTATAGGTACTACTGGAGCAACAGGCGGAGGAGGAACTAGAGGTTTTAACGACCTTGGAGATAGCCCTGATTTAGCTACTAGAGTAGATACTAATATAGACACCACTCAATTAGAAAAAGATGTAACTTTTGGAGCACCTATAGATCAAGATGGAAACATTAGAGTACTTAGAGTGTACTGGAAATCTATGAGAAAAATGCAATGGGTTAGTACAATTAACCAATGGGGAGAAGAAGAAAAAGAACTTAGAGATGAAAACGATATAATAGATGAAACTCTAGGAGAAACTTCTAAAATTATATGGATTTCTGAATGGTGGGAAGGTCACAAAATAGGTGGAGAAATTAGTGCTAAAGCAAAAGGCGGAATTTATACTAGAATGCAACCTAAAAAAATGCAATACAGAAGTATTCAGAACCCTAGCAAGTGTCATCCAGGAATAGTAGGAACCTTACATAATACTAACGATAGTGTTGTAGTGTCTCCAATGGACATGATGAAACCATATCAATACATGTATAATGTTCTTATGTATAACACAGAGCTAATGATAGCTAAGAACTGGGGTAAAATTATGCGTCTTCCTATGCATGAAAAACCAGATGGTTGGAAAACTGAACAATGGTTGGCTTTTGCTAAATCTATGAACGCTTTGCCTTATGATGCTTTCCAAGAAGGTACTAAAGGTCAAGCTACTGGAAAATTAGCAGGAGCAATGAATCAAAGTTCTCCAATGATAGATATGGAAATGGGAAATTCTATTCAGTTATATATGAATATGATGGACCATATTAAAAATGAAATGGGAGAAATAGTTGGAGTATCTAAAGCCAGACAAGGTCAGATATCTTCATCAGAAGCTGTGGGGAATGTTCAAAGAGAGATTATTCAAACTTCACATATTACAGAATGGTTATTTGCTGCACATGATGACTGGAAACTCAGAATGTTAGCAATAGGATTAGAAACTGCTAAAATTGCAGTAAAAGATAATCCTAAAAAATATCAAGATGTCTTGGGGGACATGTCCACACTAATATACCAATTTGGAGACAATGATGCCCTGGAAGCAGATTTTGATATTTTTATTTCTGATTCTAATAGAGATACAGAACTTTATGAAATGATGAAACAACTTGCTCACGCAGGTATTCAAAATGATAAAATGAATTTCTCTACACTGATGTCTATATACATGGACAATAGTCTATCGTCTATTAGACGTAAGATAGAATCTTCTGAAAAAGAAGCAGCTCAAAGATTAGAGCAAGCAAGAAAAGAAGAATTGGAAGCAGGCCAACAAAATGCTCAAATGCTTGCAGAACAAGAAGAAAAAACAAGAGAATGGGAAAAGGAAAAAACTTATTTGCAGGAGTCTACTAAACTAGAAATAGCAGCTGTAAATCAAGAATCATCAGATGACGGAGGAGAAAAATCTTTACTAGACTTTAATAAACATATGGAAACAGTAAGAAAGAACTCTGAAGATTTAAAATTGAAGCATACACAATTGAAGGAAACTGAAAGAAAGAATAAGGCTGACGAAAATCTTAAAAATAAACAATTAGCTATACAGAGGTCTAAGCCCTCAGTTTCAAGTAAATAATAAAAGGCTATATAACAATAGCAATAATAGATCTAGATAAATAAAAAGTGTTATTTGAAGCTTGTTTATTTATTTATTTGTATTAACAAAGGAAGAAGAAAACATGGATAAATTATTTATGAATGCGAATATGGATGATAATCTAGAAATAGAGATCGAAGTAAACGCAGAAGGTGCTATAATAGAAGCACCAGAAGTTATAGTAGACGAAACTACTGAAAAAACAGAAGTTCTTACAAATGATAAATCAACTGATTTAATTGACTTAGCCGAGCTAGGAATAGAAGATACTGAATCTAAAGATGAAGACTCTGAAAAAATTGACCCATTGTTAGGGTTAGATGAAAAAGAAAAGTCTCCCTCATCAGAAGATATAAAAGAGAAAGGCGATAAGCCTGCTGTCTCTTTGGAACAATCTTCTTTATTCAATTCCTTTGCCTCAATTCTAACTGATGAGGGAGTTCTTTCCGCTACTGAAGAGGAGCTAAAAGATGTGAACAACGCAGAGGCGTTCGTTAATTTAATTAAAGAAACAGTTAAGAAAAATGAGTTATCTGACTTGAACGATAAACAGAGAAAAGCTGTAGAAGCTTTTAGATCTGGAGTACCTGCTCAAGAATATGTAGAATCTGCTAATCAATTAGATGTATTGAATAGTATTACAGATGATCACATACAAGCAGATAATGAAGAATCTTTAAAACTCAGACAAGACCTTATCGTAGAAAATATGATATCTAAAGGATTTGCTGAAGCTAAAGCAGTTAAATATGCTCAAATGCATGTTGACGCTGGTTCAGATAAAGAGGAAGCATCAGAGTCTCACAAGTCTTTACTTGCTGGAGCAACAATTGATATTGATGCCCGCAAAAAAGATCAAGAGAATAAGGCTACTGCAAAAGAAGCTAAGAAAGTAGCTTATCAAACAGAACTTAAAAAATCTGTAGAAACTCAAGACATCATTCCTGGTATGAAATTAAATACTAGCATGAGAGAAAGCATCTACAAAAGCATGACTACACCTGCTCATACTAATAATGATGGACGAGCATATGATGCAGTTATGACTGAATGGACTAAAGACCAAGGTTATAAAATGAGAGTTCACGCTCTACATGTGTTAACAGACGGCTTTAAAGATTTTACTCCTTTATACGGAGGAAAACAAAAAACAAAGTCTAGCATTGAAAAGTTAGACGAGCTAGCTGCCAGCGGCAATATCTTAAGTACAGGTAAAGTCGGAGGCCAAACACCAAACGTAGATTTGGGAAAAGTTAAATCTTTTTTAGATTCTTTACCTGACCCAAATAATTATTAAGAAACAATTTAAAAACTATATAAAATGGCAATGATTTCCCCATTACAAATGACAGATGCAACCAACTGGAAAGGTCTTACGACTGAAAACCATTTAGGGGCATTATGGGCGCAAAGTCCACAAAAAATGGAGGGTTACATTACAAAGATCTTGCAAAAGAACTTCGGTAATAACATCGAATCTGTTTTAGCTAAATATCCAACCAAGTATTTTGAAGATGATACTGATTATACTTGGCAATTGGAATCACAAGCTGTACAAAATGTACCTCTTGTTGAAGCTAGAATTAACGGTGTAGCAGTAACTTCCGCAGATAAGCCTGGATACGGACTCTCAGAATTTGAGTTAGTATTTGGTATTGATTGGTTTGATGACACTGAAAAAATTGTAGGTGAGAAGAACGAACTTTATCCAGTAAGAATAGTATCTGAAGGCACGCCTGAAGGAACTAACTTCGTGTATAAAGCACAAATGTATACTTCTGATCCTAAATTTTTCATACCAGTTGAAGAACTTGCTAAAGGCAAGAAATTCTCAATTGAGTATGCTCCAGTAGAACGAACTATGTCTCAAAAAGGACGTAAGCAACACTACAAGTCTAACATTACAATGAAGAATTCTTTCTCTCAGATCAGAATGGAAAAGAAAACTCCTGGTAATATGAAGACTCGTAAGTTGGGTACAGTAATTTTAGGTGACAGTGGTGAAAAAATGGCAACTTGGCTAGAATATGAATCTTTACAGTTCATGAAAGAGTTCAAGGATGACATTAACCGACTATTGTATTTTGGTACTTCTAACAGAGGTAAAGATGGCAATTATGCTACCAAAGGCAAATCAGGATTTCCTATTGTAGAAGGTTCTGGAATTAGAGAGCAAATGCAATCTAGTAACACTTCTTACTATAACACATTCTCAATTAAAGAATTGTCTAGCAGACTTTTAGATTTATCTGAAGGTAAATTAGCTGGCGACGAAAGAGAATTTGTTCTTAGAACAGGTGAAAGAGGCGCAGTACAATTTCACGAAGCACTTGAAGGACACACTCAATTGTTTACGCCTTTGCGTAACACTGATAGAGTTTACAAGAGCGAAATGAAAAATATTAAGATGGGTTATGGCTACGGTGGTCAGTTCATTGAATATATGGGACCAAATGGCATCAAAGTTTCTTTGAGCATTGATTCTATGTACGATGACAGAAACCGTAACAAGGTAATGCATCCTAATGGTGGAGTAGCAGAATCTTATAGATACGATATCTTTGATATTGGAACTACTGACGGTACTCCTAACATTCAAAAAGTAGGCGTTAAAGGGCAACCTGAAGTGATCCACAAATATATACCAGGACTAAGAAATCCTTTTGATCCAGATGGCAAAATTACAGCTATTGGAACTGCAGAAGATTCTTGGGAAGAGCATAAAATGTTCATTGGTGGTGTATGCGTAAAAGATCCTTCTAGGACAGCATCCTTTATTCCAAACATATTAGGATAACATATAAAAGATAGGGGGAGATTAATTTCTCCCCTGCTTTTATTTTATTAATTATAAA